GGTGAACGCGTACCAGGCCGCCGCCAGCGCCGTGCAGGCCGCTGCCACCTTGCCGGCCCAGACGGCCGCGCGGCCGATGAAATTCAGCACCTTCATGCCGTTACGCCCGAGCTCGAGCAGCTCGCGCATCTCCAGCACCGTGCCGGCCATGTCGCGCGTGAGTGCGGTGTTCTCGCGCAGCGCCACTTCGATGCGCTCCATGCGGTCGTCGCCGTCCTGGAGGCGCCGCTCGTGCTCGTCGAGGCGGCCGTGGCCGCTGGGGGTCAGCGGGTCCATGCCTCAGCTCAGCGTGATCTCGAGGTCGCCCGCGTCGATCACCACCGGGTCGCCGATCTGCCAGGTGCGGGTGATCGGGTCGCCGTTGGCGTCGCGGATCGCGTAGAACTCGAGCAGGTTGCCGCCGCTCGCCGCGTCGTAGCAGCCCACGTAGGCGGCGCTGATCTCGGCGCTGGCGCTGGCCGCGAACTCGATCGCCGCGTTGTTGCTGGTCAGGCCGCTGGTGCCGCTGCTGGCGCTGGTGCTGCCTTCGGCCTGCGTGCCCGACCAGTTGGCCAGGCTGGCCGCCACGGCCACGCGCGCCACGCCGCCGCCGGTCTGCTCGGTGCCGCCGGTGGCCGCGGCGGCCGTCAGCAGAGCCCAGTAGCGCGTCGCCGGCGGCACGTAGGCCTGGCCGCGGTAGTCGAAGTCGATCAGCCGGTTGCGTTGGTAGTTGGTGAGCGGCATGGAGGGCCCTTTCAGGTGAGGGTGATGTCGTCGAACTGGATGGCCGTCGTCTGGCCGCTCTGGTCCGCGTAGAAGGCGAGCTGGTCCGCGGTGATGGAGCTGACGCTCACGCTCAGCCCGGCCTGGGCGATCAGTGCGTCGTCGCTCTCGCGGTAGATGGAGATCGTGGTGTTGTTGGAGCCGGGCACCACCAGCACCTGCGCGCGGTACCAGGTGCCCACCTCCAGCGCGCCGGGTGTGATGCGCTGCGTCTGGCCCAGGACGTCCCAGCGCGCGCGGCGCAGGCCGTCGAAGCTGGCGTCGCGGTAGGCGTTGAAGCGCAGCACCCAGCCGCCGTTGTTGGCCAGCTCGAGGATGCCGGGGTCGTTGCTCTGCGCCTCGGTGATGCGGAAACGCCAGCTCGCCTCGGTGAAGGTCACCGGGTCGATGTCGCGCTCGATGCGCTGGATGTCGCCGACGTTGACCGAGTTGACCTGCAGGCTCTGGCCGTACTCGGTGGCCGCGAGCTCGAAGGTGTCGGCCGTGTCCAGCACCACCGTGTAGTCGCCCAGGCCGGCCTCGAAGTCCTCGACGAACTGCGCCGCGCCGCTGCCGTCGGGCGTGTAGTTCGGGTCGGGCAGCGCGTCCTGGACCTCGCCGCCCACCGGGAGCCAGGCGTTGTCGGCGGCGTGCACGCGCGCGTCGTCGATCACCGCCTCCATGCGGATCGTCGTCTGGCTCTGCGGGCGGATGGCCAGCATGCGCGCGTAGCGGCTCACCTCGGCCAGCTCGCCGAAGAGGTAGCGCGTGCGCTCGCGGTCGGCGCGGTCGAACACCGGCGCCTCGGCGGGCGCCTGGTCGAGCACCATCTCGTTGTCGGCCGCGCCCGGCGTCACCAGGATGGCCTCGCCGACGCCGGCGGTGCTGCTCTGCAGCCGCACGTAGTGCGTGCCGCCGGCGGTCCAGGCGAGCGGCTCGCTGGTGGTGAGCGTGCGCGTGATCTCGTCCCAGTCCACCACGTCGCCGCTCTGGCCCCAGGGCGCCACGTCGTGCGCCAGCCCCACCAGCGAGCCATAGGCCGGCAGCAGCGCCTCGAGGTTGGTGGTCCAGCTCGGGTACATGCGCCGGTAGAAGGCCGCGGCCATGAAGTAGGCCGCCTCGCGCAGCGCGTGGCTCTGGCCGGCGATGCCGTCCAGCCGCTCCTCCTGCACGCGCGCCGGCTCCGGCACGCCGGCGGGACGCTGGGGCGTGCCGCTCTCGTCGGCCGGATAGGCGTAGACGGCGCCCTCGTGCACCTGGCCGTACACCACCCGCTCGGCGGACACCTGGCCGTCGCGGTAGCGGAACAGCACCGCGTCCGGCGTCTCGTCGGTGGAGAGCGCCACGTCGATCGCGAAGCTGTCCGCGTCCATGTTGCGCGGCACGAACATGGCCACCGGCAGCGTCTGCAGCTCGTCGCGCACCAGGGTGTAGACGGCGCCACGGCGCAGCAGCGCCCGCGCGCGGCCGGCGCGGCCCACGAGCTGCAGCGCGTCGTTGAAGCTCACGCGGCTGTCGAAGCTGAAGTCGAAGCGGTCCTGCCGCTCGTCGTACAGGTCTCGCAGCTCGTCGAGCGTGGCGTGGTCGATGCGGCTGTCGGCCAGGCCGCGGCGGTGCATGATGTAGCGCGCGATCTCGGCCGGGTTGCGCGTGAAGTTGGCCGCCACGGTGAGCGGGCTCGCGCTCCAGGTCTCGGTGTTGGAGTCGTAGCGCTCGATCAGGCGCTGCGCCACCACCGTGAAGCGCCGCTGGCTCAGGCCGCTGAGCTGCTCGCTCGCGCGGGCCTTGATCACCACGAACGTGCAGTCCTCGCGGTTGATGCCGCGCACGCTGAGCCGCGCGCGCAGGCCGGCCCAGATCATGTCGTTGAGGACCAGGCGGTTGTCGGTGCGCGCGGTCACCCGGCGCAGCCGCACCTCGTAGCGGCCGATGCTGATCGCCGCCGGCACCGTGACGCTGCCCTGGAACCAGCCCGGGAAGGGCAGCACCGTCTCGTCGGACGTGTAGGCGTAGGTGAGGCGGATGGCCTCGCTGGTGTTGCGGGTGATCGTCTCGGTGGCCAGCGTGCGCCAGGCCTCCAGCGGGTTGCCGCTGTCGTCGACCAGGCGCACGCCGACCTGCCAGCTGATGCTGCGGTTGTCGATGCTGCCGTCGTCGTCGACCACGCCCAGGCCCGGGAACACCAGGTCGATGAAGATCGCGTCCAGCGCCAACCCACCGCGCACCGGCGCGAAGGCGCCGACCCACTGCGTGTCCACCAGCTGCTGGCCGCTCACCTCCGGGCTGGTGACGATGTTGTCGGCCGCGATGTCCTGGTCTTCCAGCGACTCGAAGGTGCTGAAGTCGCTCGCGCGGCTGGTCTGGCCGGGGCCGACGATGCCGAACTCGACGTCCTGGAAGTTGCGGATGTCGGTGTCGTCCAGCGCCACCTGCAGCACGTTGAACTCGCCGAAGCCGAGGCACAGCACGGCGCAGTAGTACTGGTCGTCGTCCTCGAAGAAGTTGTACGGCTGCGCCGCGAAGTCCGGGAACACGCGCTCCTGGCCAAAGCGCTCCGGGATGCTCTGGCCGAGGCGGGCCTGGTTGCCCTGGAAAGCCACGCTGTACGTCGGGCTCGGGGTCTGGCCGTCCGCAAGCGGGGGCGGCAGCAGCGGCAGCAGCGCGTTGATCAGCAGGTTGCCGCCGATCGCGATCGCGGCGCCGGCCAGGCCGCCGGTGTAGATCGACGCGACCAGCACCACGATCTGCAGCAGCACGCGCAGCGGGTTGGAGCCCTCCTCGCCCGCCACCTGCACGAACACCACCACGTCGCCCGCCTGCACCGGGCGCCACCAGTCGCACCGGCTGACGTAGACGCCATTGACCTGGCAGACCACGCGGCCGGTGCGCGGCGCGTAGTCGTTGATGCAGCCGAACTCCGCCACGCGCCGGAAGTCGCGCGCGCTCACGTCGAGCTGCATCGCGTGCACGCTGGCCCAGACCGCGGGCATGGTGCGGCGCAGGGCGTAGGCCGGACGCGCGGCGACGGCGTTGCTCAGCTGCATCGCCACACCTCCGGCCGACCGAAGCCGCTGGCCAGCATGTCGCGCAGCGGCTCGAACACCACGCCGCCGCGCGGGATGCCCTGCGCGTCGCGCTGGGCCCGCGCGTGCAGCACGCCGAGCCGGCGGTCCACCTGCACGAACACGCCCACGTGCGCGCCGCGCGCGCTCTGGCACACCAGGATGTCGCCCTCGCGCGGCGGCTCCGCGGTGCGCGCCCAGCCGCCGCGGCGCACCGCGGCCGCGAACTCGGCGCGACCCTCCGGCGTACTGCGGTCGGCGCGGGTGAGCGCCGGCACCTCGCGGCCCCAGCGATCGCGCTGCACCGCGGCCACCAGGCCGCGGCAGTCGTAGGCGTGCGGGCCCTCGGCGTCCTCGCGCCACGGCTTGCCCATGTAGATGGCGGCCCAGTGATTCATGACGCGGCCAGGCCCAGGAAGGCCTGCTGGCTGTACTCGTGGATCGGCCAGCGGCGGTTGGTGATCTCGCCGAAGCCGGCGCGCGCGGTGACGGCCTGCACCGTGGCGGTGGCCCCCCGAAGGGTCACCCGCAAGGGGGGCGTCTCGTGCGGCGCGCTGGTGTCGCCGGGCAGGTAGGTGCGCGCAATCACCGTCACCGGCTCCTGGCTCTGCGCCACGGCCTCGAGGTGCGGCATGAGCACGCGCGTGACGTTGCCGATGGTGATGCTCACCTCGCCCTGCGGCGCGTCGTCGGCCTCGGTGGGCAGGGTGATCTGCATCGGCACGGCGCGGAAGGTCACCGCCTGGCCACCGTCGAGCGGCGCATCGGCCTCGAGCGTGGCCACCAGGTCCTCGTAGGCGTTGACCACGTAGACGGCCATCGGCTCGCCGCTCACCGGGTCCACGATGTCGGGGTGCGTGAAGGCCAGCGTCATGAGCGCCGGCTCGCC